GACATTCAATTATCCCAAGATTCAAAAGCTGCGGGACGTTGGGAAACAAATAAAGGGGGAGAGTACTTCGCCGCAGGTGTAGGTGGTGCAATTACAGGACGTGGTGCAGATTTATTAATTATTGATGATCCACATTCCGAGCAAGATGCTTTATCAGAAACGGCGATGGAATCAGCTTACGAGTGGTATACATCTGGTCCAAGACAAAGACTTCAACCAGGTGGTAAGATTGTTATTGTTATGACACGTTGGTCAACAAAAGATCTTACCGGAGAATTAATGAAAGCACAAAAAGATGTAAAGGCAGATCAGTGGGAGGTGATTGAGTTTCCAGCAGTCTTGAATGATAAACCTATTTGGCCAGAATATTGGAAGCTAGAAGAATTAGAATCGGT